AAGGTTGTAGCAGTCAGCCTTGAACTCAAAGCTGTTCGCAGAGTCTATGTGACCCCGCTTGTATTTCGTTGCCTTCGTGTAGAAATCTGATTTAGATATTTCACCTAATATCCACGCTACCGACATGTCTCCCAAGATGCGTACAAACACATAGTTGTCGCATTCTTGAGTGGCACCGTGTGCAGCCACTGAGCATTCATAGTGTGGATAGGGGCGTGTGTTGCAGCGTTTCGTCTTCACATCGATACGCTCCCCGTCCCTAACTATATCGTAGTCGTACGTGCTAGACTCTACAGCCCCTGTGAGATCCGCTACGATCACCTCACCAATCGCGCCTACAACATGACTCTTACTGCCTGTTATGCTGCCCTGTAGATTACCTACTTGGGCAGCTTTCTTTTTTGCGCGACTGATTATTTCAGGTGTTATCGTTACTTGTATCACTAGGTTCTTCCAAAGACTTTGCAAGAGTGCCCTTGAACATACTTAGAGCAGCTTGAGACTGCGCCACTCTCATATTCAAAGTGTTTATGTTGTTTGTTACTTCACGTATCTGTAGCAACAAGTATTTTTGTGTGTTGTCCAAGTCGTCAACTTTGTACTCGACATCATTGACGGTGATGGTGTTACTCGTGTTCTCCATAATCACTCCTTATATTACGCTGCACTCAGGTCTACGACTTCACACACACCCGCTGTACACGCTAATTCACGCGATCCAGTAGTGTTGTCTTCTCGTTCGAAGTCGGTAAGCCGCGACCAGTCTAAATTTACGTACGTCATACGATCCTTCCATTCGATGTAATCATCAGGCTCTATGTCTTGGTATGGTGCCTGTTGATACGTGTGGTCAGAGAACGGCAAGAACGACACGCCAGATGCCACGTCGAAGTTCTCGTATACCCACGCACCCACGTCCATCCACTCATCCTCTTTGACAGTAACAGTGATGGATGGCTTGTGTTCACACCAGTGTATAGCGTATGTCTTCCACAGTTCAAGCTGCTCTATAGCAGTTGTATCCGTACGCATGACAGCACCCTCTGGCGACTTCATAGGGAACGAGAACACCGTCACTGACTCTGGCTTCATCACGTCACGTTCCGCTGGCACACCAGAGTCCACAAGGAACTGTGTGAGCGGGTCTTTCGAATCCCCACGCACAGTGCGTATGTAGTATTCGCTGTGTCTAGCGTGTATACCGCTTGCTGCGTCCACTAGCTGAGACACAGTGCCCGACGGCTTGACACAGGTAATGGCACTGCTTTGTGGGATTCCTAGAGTCTGGGCATACTGTCGATTCGTTTCTATCGCTGTGTCGCGCATTTTTTCTAGCCAGATTTTTGAATCTACATTTTTCGATAAAACTGAGTGATCCATAATACCAGTTAAGGACACACCTAATAATCTTTCTTCTTCTGTGTTGTCTTTCCATACTTTCCTCAAATATTTGAAGTCAGTGAGGGTGGACTGTATTGTCCCTAATATGGTAGCTAGACGCACCTTACGTTCTAGGGTATTGAGTGTATCGTGTTCACGCACCACTACTTCTGACAGGTTACAGAACTGGTGTGGACGCAGTATTATTTCACTACAAGGATTAGTTCCAAACTCAATGTAACTTGATGTAATCCTACGTGGGTGCATGGTGTAGTGTGAGTCCGAATCATCAAGTAGAGGCTTGTCATGCAGCTTTCTACGGCCATTTTTCGCTGCTTGTTTAATCGCTGCTTCACGGTTGAAGATACCACGCTCTCCTGATTTGGAGTCGTACAGGGCAAGCCACTCACGCATGAACGTACCCATCTCCGGCTTACACTTGTAGGCTACAGAATTGTTGGCTAGGGCACGTTGTCCTTCGTGTTCCCACCACTGCCCTGACTTAGCGTGTGCCATCTGATCATCGTTCAGATTCGACAAGCTAATCAGCGCAGAGCGGCGTACGCCACCAACAACCACCACTTCGCCCACCTTACACATAAGGTCGTGGCACTCTATTGGATAGAGCCTACGTCCCTTTGCTTTCTTGAATGTTTCGATTGTAAAGTTGAACAAGTCTACGAGAGGTTGTGGGCCGGATGCACGTCCACCCATAACTTTAAGACGTGCCCCTGCAGGGCGTACACTGTCTATGTTATACTGTGGTACCTGTCCAGCGTAGAGAAGCGCAATCAACTCACGATAAGCCTTCGCCCATCCCGGCTTGCTATCTGCTACGTTAATTACCGTGTCCGACTTGCTAAAGTTGTCCGACACCACAGGTAACTTGTCCACGTTTTCACGCTCCACAGAGAAGCCCACACCTGTGCCACACATCAGGATGTACATACACTCATCGAACGCACGAGGACTGTCCACAGGGATGTAGCTGCAGTTGTAGCCACAGATATTATCTCGCGCCAAAGCGGGTCCAGCGGTCATCATAGCCCTCATAGACGGCATAATCTCAAGGTTGAGGATAGCCTCACGTAAGTCATCTATATCGCCGTCGGGAAGAACGTAGTCGAACTTATCCTTCAAATGATCCGACATAAACCCGATGTAACGATCTACAGTCTCATCGAAGTTTTCACGGCGTCCCTCGTCTTCTATCCAACGGGCGTAGCGAGACTTGTGTATGAATTCTTGGTAGGGAGTGGGTAATAGATTATTCATCGTCTTGTCCTTCTTTTGCTTTGATTAATCTGTCGAGGTAGAACTGGGCTTTCTTGAGGTCTTCGACTCCGTTTTTGTAACGGTATCTCCAGAGGTACTTGATGATGTTTCCTTGCAGGTAGTATTCGTAGCCATTGTCTGTCGCCGCCGCGATTGCATCAAGGCATTCGATACCTGCTTGATTATAGTGTGGCGGGTTGTTGACGTTATCACGGTCTACTCCATTTGCCCAATTTTTGTAGGCGTTAGTTTGCATGTCACTCATCTGTTTCATATACTCTTCATGTCTCATTGGACCTTACCAAAGTCTATCTTGACTATGTTGGTTCCTTCTTCATGCTTTACTGTTGGGCCGTCGTCATCTTTTTCTGCAAGTAGCCTTTCTTTGACGGTATCAAACGCCAGTCGTGCCATGCCCGCTTCCATAATCCTATCAAAGTCAGACTCAAGCAATTCCATGATGCCATTAATTACGACCGTACCTGCTTCGTAAAACTCTTCGTCTTCTTCGGCAGTGGTATCATACGCAGAAATGGAAAAGCTTTCCTCATCCAATTTACGCAGGATAACGTACCATCTATCAGGCATCAGACTCGCCCGTTCAAAGTCACCCTCATCAATCGCCATTATTTTAACCACTCCTCTGGTATGCTACCTTCAGCCCATCTGAAATTGTAGCGTTCAGCCCACCTAGCATACGTGGTCTTGCTGCCCCTGTAAATCTTATTTTGTGCGTTTTGAAAAACAAACCGTATGTCTAGATCAGGATGTTGTTCTTTAATTAACTGCATCTTGACACGATCTGCTTTGTCTAAGTATCCCTTTGCCTCAATAAAAATATCCTGCTCTACAAGGTAGAAGTCAGGAGTGTAAGTGCGAGGCTTTGGTACGTACGTCAGTTTGACGTTTTCATACTCATAGGGCACTGCTTTGTTGCCTAACGAGCGGGCTATGCCTAGTTCAAAGTTTGAACGAAAGCCCGCCTTACTAGCGGAACTCCGTTTCATATTTGCATTCCTATTGACCCCATTCTTTTTATCACGTACCCTGCCACTTTTGGGGAAAGTTTTTCTACTGTAATGAGTTCGTTTGTCAAACGGTTCAGTGGTACGCATACAATAACTCCGGATTGAGACAATCTTCCTATCTTCTGTAGTTCAGATTCAACGGTAGTTATATCACGCTTCTCTGTGTTGGAAGATAGGTCACCCATGTTGGAGTAATTATCCCGCAACGTCAGCGGAAGCCCTCGTTCGTTTTGTCGTAGGTATATTATTTTACGCTCACCGCCACCACCCCTGTGGGCTTCAACGTATATGTGATGGAGTTCTTTGTTCATCTCCATCAGTTCAACCTCGTAGTCACGCACAAACAGGTAGGGCATGTTACAATTCCTTTGTTTTGAGGCGTGTGTACCAAACTTGTGGCGGTGACTTGGCTTGGGATGTTACACGGGCGTGTAGTTGTGCGTTAGGCCAGCAGTGTTGCCGGTATCCACACAGGTTACATTCTTTAGCTAACACCTTGTTTCCAGTGCGTAAAATCTCACCCTTACGTTTGTACGTTTCAAACTCATCAGAATACGGTTTGAATTGTTTTACATCAGGGTCTGTCAAAAACTTGACACGTTCTTCTGCGTCCGCCAAATATTTGGCACGGTCATCGTCTTGCCAGTCAGGGGCTTCTACTAAGGCTACTTCTCCACTAGACTTGTTGACTACAATCCAGCCGCCAAACGGCATACCAGTGGCGGCAGAGTACAAGTAACCCTGCATCACATAGCCAAATGGATCGTCGTTTTTTAATCCGTCGTACCCACCAAACCCCGTAAATTTGTTTTTAAATGCCCAGTCGCTTGCAGACTTGATGTCCCACACTTTCTCTGTGCCGGTTTCATCCCGTATGATTACGTCAAGCGTCCCCTTGATCTGTTGACCAGCCAGCGTCAGTTCTACTTCACGTTGAGAGTCAACGATGTCCACACCGGCTTCTTTCATCACCAGCATTAACAACGCTTCTGTGATGTCCCCAAACATAAATCTAAACAGCGTGTTGTACTGCATAGACTCTCTAATGCCGTGCTTATCTAGCACTTGTTGACACAAGGGGCGTCCTAGACC